TACAAGAGTATTATAACCCGATTCTAAACAAAAAGCAACCTTTTTATTGAATTATTTTAACTTTTTTTATATCGATTTGTTATATGCTTATTACTCTGAGATATAAGAGAGACCGAGAGGGAATATCTCTCCAATGCATTGGGCAACTGCTCTTGCTACTTCCATATGCTCTTTCTGCGTACCATTACCAGAGCGCAACTCAATGAAGTGTATCCATGAGCGAATAGACCCTTGCATATATAAGCGAGACTTGGTTAATCCTTCGGGTAATACTGCCCTTGCTTGCTCTTTGGCAATACCCTTTTCAAGTGCCCAGTTATATGCTTTCTCGGCTGCAGAGATAACGCTTTTCTGCGCTGCTTCCCAGTTCTCCATCAATGCTTTATCTTCCGAATCAATACTATTCTGACGGTTCTTAGTGTCTTGTAGTCTTGCTTCTCGGATAACAAACTGATCCCCAAACTCTGACGGATCCGCATATCTTTGAGAGAACTCTTGGAAGGCAAATGATCGGTGACGTAAAATCTGCCTTGCAATATCCCGAGTGGTTTCTATTTCTAGAGTAGCTGATGCCATTTCAAATGGCGACCAGTGCTTATGTTTTGCTAGATAGTTTAACAAACGCTCCGAAGTCTCAGAGTTAATTTGATTACTAGGATTAGAGACTCGAGCACAGAATGCGATCAAGTCTTGAATGTCGTCCATACCTTCAGTCTGGAATGCTTCGGTTGGCTGGGTATGTCCTACAATTTGTACTTTCATTTAGTCACCTTACTTTATTATACTTGGAAACCGCTGTAATCACGTTTCTCGTTATTTCCCCATGTCGCCACAGGTTTATCATTGGCTGGCGTAGTTGGTGCTGCAGAGTCAATTAGATTCTGAGCAGATTCTTCTACATCATATAGCTTCATCTTAGACCTATCAACCCCAACAACAAACCGCTTGTTTGCTCCAGGATCATTATATCTATTCTTCAATTGCTTCACTAATATCTGACCTAACTGCTCGAGTTCCTCGCTACTGATCAGGGCAAACATAAAGTCCGCAGTAGCAGGTAGACCAAACGATTCAGAAGTATCTTCAAGACCAACATCAGAGTTACCATAACCAGATCTTGTAGTCTGAGTTGCCGACATGATAGGAACGTCAAACTCTACAGCAAGACCACGTATCTCTTCAGCAATAGACTTGATCAAAGAGTAGGTATTCACCGAGCCACCCAGACCTTTCATACGAGACGATGAACAGATATTAAGATAATCAATATAGATTACATCTGGTATAAAGTTCTTCTTCAACTTCAACTCGTTCAGTAACGCACGGAAGTGACCAACATGCGCAGATCCAGTAGGATATTCTTTGATGATTAGTTTGCCTTGAGTTTTCTTAGCAATCTTCTCGACCTTACTATCAAACATTTCTTTAGATAAAGTCTCAAGCTGATCAATAGGAAGATTCATCAGGTTCGCATCAATACGTTCAGCAATACGCTCTTCAGCCATTTCCATAGTAATGTAAAGAACATTTTGACCCTGAGATAGGTTTGCTCCAGCACAGTGACACATGAACAAAGACTTACCAACACCAGTACCAGCCATTGCGATATTCAGAGTCTTACGAGGCAATCCACCTTTAGTGATACGATTGAAGTAATCAAGATCAAATGGTATACGAACTTCTTCACGATGATAGAACTCATAACGACCCTCAGCACTATCAACATAATCATGACCAACACTGCGGTCAAACGAGATGCCCAATGCTTCGGATAGGATATCGGGCAATGCGTTCTTGCTTAGTGTTTGGTGTTTACCGTCAATGATATTGATAGATTCTAGGATAGCAAGGTGAATGGCTCGATCCTGACACCATTTCTCTGTAGACTGCATAAGCCAAGTTTCATCAACAGCTTCAACAGTCTCAAACATCTGCTCGACCTGTGAACTGATCTCGCCAACATCTACGCCACGTAGGTCGGCTGAGTCCAGTTCAATTAGGAATGCTTCTCTGGTAGGCAGGTTGTTAAACTTAGCTACAAAGTTGCCGAGTTCTTGAAACACAAACGAAGTAGATTCAGAGAAATACTCAGCCTTCAGAAATGGTATAACTTGACGAGCGAAGTGCTCGTTCTGAATCAGGTTCCTGAGTATTGTTGTTTCCAGATTCGCTTGCATCTTCACCACCTATCCTATAGTCTTCTTTACCATCAAATGCAGACATAATTATATCTCTTAATATGTCCCCAGTTAGCATTTTAAAATCATCATCACCTTCAAGTGCAGCGGATTCCTCTTTAGGTTCAAGTACACCCATTTCGAAATTTAGCTTTGCATGATCATGCTCAGGGACTTCCTGAGCACTCACTGCACCATAACCTACAACTACATCCTTGTATTTGCCATCAGTAATACGCACGCCCCAGCTGTCATAGCCTTCAACGTCGATTAACTCATAACTCACCATTGGCGATCTCCTCCATGTCAATGGTAGTAACACCACCGACACCAAACTGGTATTGCTTCTTGATAAACTCTTTGAAGTCAGAGTTAGCAAAGATTGGCTCCCAGAAAGATTCTTCTTGGGTGGCTTTCATACGAACCTTTTGACCCATCTCGCCAGTGCTTTGATCAACAGTAGCATACCAACCATTACTCGGTTTAATCACATATCCGCCAACAAGGGCAACATCAAGTAATCCAGAGTAATTAACGATACCGCCATCAAAAGTTACCTTGATTGGGATCTTAGATTTCTCTCGAACAAACCTTGACTTTTCTACGTTGATTACAAAGTCATACCCTTCAATCTCACCTGAGCTCAGTTTGTTTTGACGTCTACCGACAATCCAGATATTATCTGCAGAGTAGTAGATACCAGTACCGCCAGATACAATATCTTTAGGGAACAATCCGATTTCCTTATAGGTATGATTGATAGCAATCAAAGGAATATTCTTCATGGTTAGGTATGGGGTGGTCATACGGAATAAACCTTTCAACGCTTTGGCTCGAGACATGTCAGCAACTGACTTCTCATTCAATGCGTCTTCAAGTTCTTTCTTAGATGCTAAGTTACCAATTGAATCGATTACTACAATAACCTTTTCATCACGAGCAAGATTATCAAGCTGACCAACAAGGTCGAACTTTAACTCTTCAACGTCTTTGATAGGGGTGTGTAGAACACGATTAATATCGATACCGAACGATTCGAAGTATGATTGCGGTGAACCAAATTCTGAATCATAGAAAAGCATTACGGCATCGTCATACTTGCGAAGATAAGCTGCAGCCATCTTTAAAGCAAAAGAAGTTTTGAAGTGTTTACTCGGTCCAGCCAAGACTGTAAGACCTGAAGTAAGACCACCATCTACATCACCCGACAATGCGACGTTCATCATAGGAACGTCTGTCGGGATAATATCTTTTGTATTAAAGAAGGCTGAATCAGCTAGTGTATCGCTTTCTTTAATCTTCGAATTTTTTCGAAGTTTATCCATCAAACTCATAGTTTATCTCCAATTAATGAGACCATATTATAACATATTATTGAACAAAAGTAAAGCGATATTTTACTTTGGACGCTTCGGTAGACTATTCGAGACTTTGCTCTTAATTTTTCTGATCAACTCGTGCTTAGTTAAACCTTTGTGTAGTTTACAGCCAAGATCTTGTCCATAGACGTACAATTGCTTTGAGTTATAACCCGAAATGGATTGGATTTGTTCTCGAGCTTTACGCAACGCTTCATCATACACTGTCTGAGGATCATCAGATTCTTCCTCTACTGGTACTTCTTCAGCAGGAGCCTCTTCTTTAGACTCAATGAATGCTTCTGGGGACAAATTCTCAATAATAGGATCATCGCCCAAGTCAGGGGTTTCTTCTGCTTCTGCTGGAGTAAACTCTACTACAACATCGTCATCAGTAGAAGTATCTACCTCTACCTCTACCTCTACTTCAGTTAATTCTGTTTCTTCTACAGATTCCGCATCGTTAATTGCTGCTTGAATCTGCGCCTTAGTCATTTTGTCTGTTACGTCCAGACCCATCTCTTTAGCTTTCGCTAATAGTTTTTTCTTAGTCATTTTAGACCCTCGCCTTTTGTATTCTTCGAACCATTTCTTTTTTAACAAGACCTTTGTGTAGTTTAACTGACTCACTAGCACCCAATTCAATTAACTGAGTTCTTGTAAGTTCCATCAACTCTTCATCAGTTTGTTTCGTTTTTAGATCATTTAATTCGCTGTTACAAAATAAGTCTTTAATAGATTTCAAAAAGTTTAACATTATATTACCTCACTGTTACGATAAGCATACTCAATAGCCGAGTTTGCCTCTAATTTAATTGGTCGTTTTTCATACCAATTGCCTGTTTCCCGATCCAATTCCCGCATAAGTATTTCAATCTCAGAGTCTGTGATCGGATAACCTTTGCGGATAGCATTGAATGCGAGAGAAACCATAAACTGGTACATCTTATGATACCAACCAGTTTCAGAAATAATACGATACTCAGCCAACATCTGCTTATTTACAAATGGGCAGTCGTAAATACCATTCCAGTTATATTTATTCTTATTCTCTAGCTTAGTTTTGCGATGAGCAATAACTTCTTTCTGTAATTCTTCAGGTAAACGGTCGAGAAAGTTGTTACCTGTTTTCTTTTCAATATAAGGATGCTTACTGAGAAGACTATCGATACCAATATCTCCGCCAGAACGTGTAAAGAAAAAACTATATGACCCAGAATAATCTGCAGGGATATAGTACATTCTACTTAGATCTTTAGTTTGACGATCGGAGAGATTACCTATCTCTGTATTCAAAGCATGCCAGAAGTGTTTGATTTTATCAGCAGGAACGTGTTTGTCTAATTTAAATACTAATCTGAATTTAGGTTTATCTTCTGTGCTACTCGCAGTAGAGTAACACATATAGTACCATTCAGGAGGGACTATCGAGTTAAGTTCTTGTTTAAGATCACCTTTAAATTCATGTTCATCGACATCTACTGCGCACCACCCCGCCCATGCAGTAACGTTTACATTTCTTCTAGTCGTATTTGGTTCATAAATTGCGGGTGAAATTAAGTAAGCATCATGCTTATTCTCTACTGCAGCTTTACTCAACCCAAGAAACGTATTTTCAAGATATTCCCACTTCTCGAAGTTCATACGCTTATGAGTTTCATTATCGAAACGATTTTTAAATATAGTTAAACAATAATCCATAATAACCCCTATTATACTATAGATGATAGTATAAAGTCAACTACTTTTTTCGTGTCGTCAACGTTTTCGTGCCTCATTTCTTTGACACATCCTTCTTCTTCACCAAATAGAGTAACCTTGTCGCCATACTTCTCAGCAATACGACTTACTTTAGTCTTTACAGTTTGGATGAATTTGTCACTTTGGTTTGAACCACGTTGCACGTATCTCCGTTGCCTTTCCTCGTCAGATACAGTCAAGTGAACAATAACTTTGTCGTCAAAGCAATCAAAGAAACCTCCATTATTGAGTCTGTCACCCTCGCCAATTACTACCTCGTCACGATCTTCGCTATAGTATTCAATTGCTTTGGGTGCTACCGCCATTGATAGTCTATCGGTGCCAGAGAACGTCTCTCCTTCCTCGTACTTGCCTAGAACACGTAGGTGTCCAGAGGTATGACTATCGAGTAGATCGATTGGTCGGTTAGTAACCCAATCATTATAGCGACTCATAAACTCTTTCATTACAGTAGACTTACCGCATCCTGGAAGTCCAATCAAATATATTAGTTTCATATTATACCTTTACATAAATGCGTCAAGACCCATTACCACTTGACTGTCTTCGTTAAACATCCAATTCAATCTATCAATGTTGCCAGTTGATACAAACTCAGAATACTTAGACTTATTGATAACCCTAGTTTCATATACACGCTCGTCTAGAGTTTCCTCACGAGCCTGCCACAATACTTCCCATTCAATACCAGCCCAGTCATCTGCTTCGACTTTACGGATCTCTTCAGCAACTCTATCATTATAGTAACCCAAGTATCTACCATGATGCTCACGGAATATCTTCTTGAATGCGCAGAGAGCAGTTTCCATAGTGAATGTATTTAGATCTTTATCAAGGTGAGAGAATCTACTCTTCATCTCAACTAGTATAGACTTTGCCTCATCCTCTAGCCACTGATATTCATCTGGCGTAAGTTTAGCATCATACCAATCATCTTTACCGAGAGCCATACACAAACCATTGCGGTGAGATCTAGAACCACCATAATCCTTTAAGAGTAAAGTCCTAGGAACGTTAGGTATATGGGCAGTATGGTTTAGATGCTGTAGGAAGAACCAAGTAGAGTATCTACCAAACTTATAGAACTTGTCTGTAACTGCGTTGTATAGGTTATCAAAGTTGACATACTCGTTATCACCCATAAGAGACTCGAACGATTCACGCTGAGATCTAGATCCAACAAACTCCGCATAGGACTTGAACATATCTGGCAAATGACCTTTTGACCACTTAGTGTCTGTTTGATATCTGAGACGTTTATAGTTCTCAGTGTTCCAAAGACTCATGCGGTCATAGGTAGCAAGTTCGAAGTCGGGGAACTCGTTGATAAGGATCCAAGCGGTCGGCAGATAATATGTGTTGCCATATAACCAAGACAACCATATTCTCTGCTCTGAGTTATGCTCGAATCTATCATTGAGGTAGTTAGTCATCCATACGGCAGGGTCGCAGTCTTTATATTCTACCGACCAAGCATACCACTTTATGAATGCTTCTCTACGATTTTGTTTTAATCTATAATCCATATTACTCTTCAAATGCAGGAAGTACATCAACCTGAATATCTAGCTGGTGGAAGTTGATGGTATCTTTTAGGTCTTTTAACCAAGAGCCATCTTCATGCTCAGCGATCTCCATCTTAGAAGTATAGTGAAGAACAATAGCACCTTTATCGGCACTGACGTTTTTCATTCTACGACATATATAACCAAACGCTTGACCATGTTTTGCTTTAGACATCTGAGCATGAACAGTAGCGATATTATCCTTACCATAGTTTTCCCATTCATACCGCTCAAAGAACGCATCATCATAAGCAATGATGTTAGATTGATACTTCAGAGATGCCTCTGTTTTCTGTATGCGGTTTTGAACAGACTTAAACAAACCACTTAGCTTTTTCTTAGAGGGGATTACAAGGATGAATCTATCATAGATTAGTTTCCTTGCTCGCTCCTCTTGTAGCGGTTGCGATATATCAAGTTTCTGCTCGAGGATGAAGTTTTGCATCTGGCGTTTGATATCTTCATCGCTATTATACTCACGAATCTTATCACCCTCTTTGTTCATTAACATACCAAAGAAGTTGTAGTTCGTTTTCCTAGTTTTCTCATTAGAGCCAAACTCCGACTCGTTAATAAAGATAACAGGAGCAGTAGATATTCCTCGGACTTTCATAAGGGCAGCAGTTCGGTTGTTACCATCTAGGATAGTACGCTCGCCATCAGATTTAACCACAACTGTAATCGGGTCGAGTAACTCAGATATCTTCTCTGGGTTCTCTTCCATAGCGTTTACTAGTTTACTCACATGATGTGGCTTAATAGTTTCTACACGGACTTGGTTCTTACTGTACGATGATAACTGGTTCAAAGGCACTTGTTGAACATCGTATTTGCTACCTGCTATATTATCGGCAATTGTTTTGATTCTTTGATTCTCATCAGCAAAGGAGTTTTCGATTTCAATACCGTCAGTCTTACCCTCGATATAATCAATAATAACTTCCTTCATCTCTGGAGTGATAAGTGCCTCGTCAACACAATGCGCATTATTCTTATAATTGTACATGAGGTCTCTGGATACTTTGGTGCCATACTTGAGGGCAAACCACTCAAGGGTTTTTGCGATATCTAGATCTTGCTCTTTGCCCACATAGATTATACTGCGTTTGAGTAGACCACAACTGTAGTCTTGCCAAAACTCTGGATTCTCGGATGATGAAATGTAGAATGATTTACCAGCTGGTTGTAACCCGATATACATCTTACTGGATTCAATATTGCGATATGCATAAACATATACGTTATTAGTCAACACGTGCTTTTCTCCTCTATTCGGTCAAGCAAGTAGTATTATATAATAAAATGACACAAAAGTAAAGGTTTTTTTTAAAAGAATTCTGTGAGTCCTTCTGGCTCTACAAACACTTCAACACAACCACCTTTACCTTTCTTGTTTACTGCAGCAAAGATTGTTGGGTCTGATATATCATAGTAACCATCTTGAAATGTATTATTGATACGGAACATTGATAATTGACATCCGCTTTTCTGTTTACCTAGAAACTGAAACCCACATTTCTCGTAAAAGGCAACAGCATCTGGCTCGGACGAAACACGGTAGTATAGTGCTTTATCTGCCTTTGCCCTTTGTAAAGATTCGATACAAAGTGTTCTACCGACCCCTTTACCTCTATGATTAGCAAAAGTATGAAGCAGTTGAAGGTTCGCTACTTTTGGCGAACGTTTTGACACAGTTGTGATGATTGCTCCGAGTAAGTCGTTACCGTCCCAGAGACCAATGCAATAATCCCACTGCCCCTGCATGTTCGCCTTTGTTACAAATGTTTTGGCGAACTTGTCTGCAGGATCAGTAGTAATGGCAGAAGTAAATTCTTCTGCTGTAGTTTTACGCAACTTCATGGTATTCACGCTTTTTAGTTCCACGTTCTTTAGCCCATTTAGTTTTCTGATGACCGACCCACTGGTTCAAATTCCAATCAAATGGAGGGAACTCATAGTCTCCTTCCGATAGTATTTCTTTTACGCTTGGACCACCGTTTAGGGCAGCATCTATAAATGCTTCAACGAAGCGGAACATAGACTCCATATGCTTGCGTTCAGTTGTAGCACGGAAGCAACGGAACTCTATCGTACCAGTGTGTTTCATACAATAGGTATTGATAGCATATCTGAAAGGTCTACCCATAGAAACTCCATCCTTACCTGCTGCGTGTAACTTGATAAAGTGATCAAAGTCGGTAGCAAGATTCATGATATTGTTTGCCATGTATTCAGGCATTTGACGACCACCATCATACTTCATGTACATCTTAGCACCTTTTGCTTTCTTCATTGAACCAGATTCGTGAAAGAGTCCGCAGTTCTCGACAACATCAGCTTGGTTATCTTTGATGTACTTTATCAAACGCTTCAGAGCGTCTAGATCTTCAGTCAGCTTTGGTACATAAACATGTAGGTGAGAATGGCTGAGGCAGTTAGAAGTAGGTTCGCAACCCTGATCAATAAACCACTGTTTAACCTCTTGGATACGGTCTACCTGTCCTTCCCAAGTTTTAGTCGGTTTGGTATTAACCTCACCGCCAAACGGAGGGTCTTCACCTAGAGGGTCGCAGGCAACGTATCTATAAGGATCTCGTAGATTAACTACGTCAGTCTCGGAGTATTCCCAACTACCAAGATGTTCGGGTATTTCTAACCTGCGGTCAATATCGCCCCATTCAATTTCATATCCCCAAGTAAAGTCTTTTTTATCATACATAACAATTTACCTTTAAGGTTGTAAGTCTTCACCAGCATAATCTACTCGGCTGGTTTCTAAAGTTTTAAATCCACTACGTTTAATAATATCTTGAGTTGATGAGTATATCTTACCTCGATCAACTTCGGCTGTCCAAAGTGGACGTTTACCATTACGCATATATTGTATACCATTTCTGTCCAAAAGTAAAGCAGAAATTGATGCGGTTTCCCAAGCAGTAGGATCTGGTCGATGAAACAGTAACTCAGAGTCGTTTGCCGTTTCACAATCTAACTCGTATAGATCTTTCCAGTTCTCTGGTAACTCTTGAGAGATAACCCCATTATGAACAAGAGATAAACCCTCATCCGCAATAGGTTGATTGAATCTAAGGTCAGAAGTGCTATAACGACAATGAGCAACTGCCTTCATATCTCCATTCTCGTCAACCCAGTCTGCTGGATTATTGTTCTTCATAAACTCAACAGCATCTACTGGCTCTTTAATGGTATGAACCTTACCCTCTTTCAGGTAAGATACGCCAGTGGCATGCTTGCCTCTAATCCTAGATTCAATGAATAGGTGACGGATAGAAGATATATCCTTAGCAGTTACGCCACTTATCTCAATACCAATTACTGCGCACACTAGAAGAACTCCTCCAAACTTGCTTTTTCTTCATATGCTTCAGGGTGGTACTTTTCTACCATTTCTCGACCACCAGTAGATTCAAGATACTCGTACCATTCATCAGAGTCCCACATTGAAGGTGATACGCCATTCCATCGATCACGCCACATAGGATGCTCTTTGTTAAGTCTACGATGATCAACAAACTGTCTGCGGATTACCTCATAGTCATACGAGCCAAGCTGTAGCATATCCTCGCGGAAGTAGAATACTAGCGACATACGAAGCATATCATCTTCACCTGAGTCAGGTGCTTCGATCGGAGTGTTACCGTGAATGATTCTCATATTATCTACAAGCAGTAGATCTCCTGGACGAGCATTAATAGCCATACGAACTTCAGGGCAACAGAGATAACCGCCTTTCCAATCTGTACCATCTTTGGTAACTACTGTTAGATTGCTGAAACCCTCATTCAAAGAACCAGCATCACGATGACAAGCCATACGTGCGTTACGATCTTTGGTGGTTGTATTTACAGTAATCGTAGTAAAGGTAGTATCCTCGCCAATAAGGAATCGTTTGTCCATTTGCTCAGCGCACTTCTGTTGGCGACCATATCGTACAGGTAGCAAACGTTTGAACTCAGCTTCTAGTTTACGAGCAAACGGATAGCATTTCTCAAAGGTTGTGCGATTATGCTCAGTGAACGAAGTCGGTCTACCAAACGGAATACGAGGATACCTACCATAGAAGCCAGCAATACCAGACCACAATGCTGCTGCGTAAGAAGTTTGAGAGATGTAGCTATCATATATTTTCTTAGCCGTAACTGATGCTTCACGCAAGTCAGCATCTCTTAGTTCTTCCATTACAGTGTTAAAGAATGTGCGGTAATCGCCATAATCATTCTCAACTTTAGATCGTAACCAAACAGAACCACGTGCTTCGTTATTACCGCTACCAAGATACTTTTCTTTGATAGCTTCAAGAGGATCGGAGCCATCAAGAGATAGCGGTTGACCATCCATGTAATACTTGAGGACTTCTACCTGATAGGGAGTTACCCAATCACGCCCACCACTTTTCTCTACTCGCTCACCTGCTGCCAAACCACGATTATGAGATTCAACCGCAGCATCGAACAAACCATCAAACGCACCTGATTCCTCGTCTGATGTGAATGTGTTTTTACGGAACTTGAATGCTATTCTATCTTCATTAAGTTCGCCAACCTCACCATCTACATTAGATTCCGCTGGTAAGTATACGTCGGCATCACTATCAATTACGATATCGTAGCTTTCTTCCGTAGCAAATTTACCGAGCAAGTCGTCTTGGTTCTCGACAAAAAGAGCAACATATACGTCTTGCCCCTCATCGCCTTTGAACTTCTGCCACTTGCGACCATTTATATCAATTATTTCCATAATATTCTCCTAATACAACGCATATTATACTATACTTCATACTAAATGTCAAGCACTTTTTTCAAATCAGGTTCAGAATAATCTGGACCCTTTAGAATCTTACCATCTTCACGATAGATGGGTTTACCATCCTCGCCCAACTTACTCATATTAGATCTTTGTACCTCACGGAAACAAGCGTCAAGGTCAATACCAAATGCGTGTCCTGCGCCATAGGTAACATATAGAATATCAGTTAGTGCGTCAGCAACCTCAACCATATCCTTTTCTGCCATTGCTACAAATAGTTCTTGTAGTTCTTCTTTGATAAGTTCGTATCGTAGAGCAACAGTATCTAAATCTGGGAACTCAGGCGATCGCTTTACTTCCTGCCCAAAGGCATCCATAAAGACATTTACTTTGTTAAAGTTTGTTTGGTAATAGTGTGTCATTGAAAAAAGTCCTCTAGTGATATTTTCTCTTCTTCGTTCCAGCCGATTGCGGCAAGTATTGGTCTAACAACTTCCAAGAATGCTTTGTCGAACTGGAGGTCATAGTCAACGTATTTATGCAGCTTTAAATCTTCGGGTAAGAAGTCTGGGAATGCGATTACATTTTCTTTAATAGGGTTTGGTACTTTAAGATAGGCAAACTTTATCTTTTCGCCATCTTTGATTGTTTGATACTTACGACCCAAGCCATTAGTCTCAATTTGATTATTGTAGAGTAATGACCCACGAACATGAATAGGTGTACCCTTCCTATAGATGAGTTGGCGGTCTACCCAATTAGTTACATTAGAAACTCCACGAGGGAATGCTACATCCTCTGGCGGTAGAGTGATAAAGTAATCCTTGAACTGCTTGA